CAGTTCTTGTCAATCTTTGAATGGCAGGATTGAAGCCACCAGCATGGCCATGTGCAATGATCAGCCGCTGGCTGACAGGATCCCAATGCTGACCAGGTGAAGTCTGCGAAGTGAATGGACCACTGAATCCCTGGAAGATTGAAACGGTACTGGCCACGTTTGACCTGAACCACTCATCTTCTGGCGCACCAAAGCTGATCTTCACTGTATAGATTTCCTTCCTTGCGCGATCAGCGCCCATACAATGATTGATCGAAAAGTTTGCTGATCCAAAGTTTGCTGGCGTTCCACCAAGAAGTGGAATGTATTTGGTATTCCCGGCAGCATCAGTGTACACGATAATGTCAAGGTCTTCAAAGTCTGGTGCCGTCCAGGGTGGAACGCCCGATGCCACGGCGTCTGGATCTGGACAGAATATGCACAGCCCGTCCCTGGCACCCTGGCTGACGCCTGCAAAGTCCACCGTGCACCGTGGTTGCTCGCTCGCTGAAGTCACCTTCACTTCAAGCGTCCACAAATTATCATCCATTGTCAGGATCAGATCATCACCAAATGCCTTGGTGCTGGTCAAGATGTTCGATCCATCAAATGCTTCCTGCCTGACAGTTCCCTGCCAAAGGCCACTGAAGCGCAGTGTGGCGCTGCCTACTGGGAAGGTGAACCGTAAGGTGGCCAAGGTGCCGATGTACGTACCTCCGGCTGATACGGTATCACCAAGGGCCACTTCCCACTGTGGTCCTTCAAAGGTGTCATCTTTACGCGTGGCCAGGAAGTATTCATTGATGACGCCACTGCCACTTCCTGGAACGCCACCAGAACCACTGCCCAGGCCAACACGCTTTTCCAGTACAGCTGTGGTGTTGTTCCATGGAGCACATTCCAGCAAGTTGGTGACCTGGCAGATGCCAGCAACCTTGCGCCTGGTTGCCAGCTGCACGATGGCACCAGCAAAACTTCCACCACTATTCCTGGCATCCTGAACCTGCAGCTGCGAATTGACCATCCACATCTGGTGCCGGACAAATCCGAAGCCCACCATCAAAGCATCACAGCCGATGTTCCGCATGACGTTCAGGTGCCGCACTAAGTCACTCTTGATCACCTGGCCGCTGAATTGGCGCACGCCATCGGTGCGCACGCTCGCGCTGCCTTTGAAGTATCCAGCATCATCCAATGGCGTGACGTTCGCCATCATCTCTGATCCCATGATGTCAACAACTGCACCGCTGCGTGGCTGCCACATCACAATGCGATTGTAAGCAGTGTCACGCGCTATGGTGTCGTAACATTCAGCAACATCAATGAACCCGCTGCCAGCTGCACCGCTTCCAAGTGCACCAGATCCACTTCCCAATCCAGGACATACACCAGCAGTGATGGTGTAAAAACTGGCAGGCACATCTTCATTGGTGCGCAGTGCCAGGATTTCACTTGCTGTGAGCGTTGTCCAGTACAACCAAGTATTTGCAGCCCGTCCTTCCCAATACGCCACGTGCGCACTTGCAAACCAACTCGCACCGACCAGGCCAACGCCACCAACAGATTTTCTGGTTCCACTAAGCGCTGCAGTAGCAACCAGAATACCATCTTCATACAGAAATGTGTCTGTGGCTTCCGATGTGTCGTAAACTCCCACGTGGTCATACCACCTATCGTTCACAATCGTGGCAGAGTTTATGGCGTCAGCTGTAGCATCAGCAGTGTTGCATGGCAAGAATCCGAATTGATCAGTGGACCTTGCCCCCAAATAAAACACACCTAAATTGTTTGTGGTGGCCCTCCAGCCCATGCAATCCCTTCCTGTACCGTCCAGTCCATCCACCCATTGCTTTAAACGCACAGCAAAGTCACCACTGCCTGTGGGGAACGCTGCCTGTGGTATGGACACATACCTTTGATCAGCCAGAAGGAATTCATACGCATCCTGGATTGGACCTGTGACCTGGTCGCCTGCAACCCATGCTGCGTTGTCGGTCGCAACGGTGCCATCATTGTTGTACTGGGTGCGGTCGTTGACAGTGCCACCAGTGGGGTCTTCCAGGTAATCAAGCACCACGTGCAGCGTAGTCCTGTAGGTATTGTACTGGCCGAATTCTTCATCCACACCAGGAATGGTGGCAGTGGCATCGCCAGCATAGATGACAACGTGAGTGGTGATGCCTGCCATCAGGTCAACTTCACCAGTGTACTTAAAGCGCATATATCCATCCACGCTTCCGCTTCCAACGGTGATGGACAGGATGTCCAGTGGAAGACGCGTGGTACCATCTGACTTGGTCATCACCAGGTCAGCGCCACCCGCTTGAACGACAGCTTCAAGGCCAGTCACGTCAAGGAAGTGAATCGTGCCTGTATATTCATGTATGTCATCACCAGGATCACCGCTTCCTGGTACAAAGGCAGTTCCATCAATAGCACAGCACCACTGGGTGCTTCTGGTCGATGGATCAAAACCTGTGAATGCAATGGGTGCATTTGGCACATCACCAGATCCATCATCACTGTCAAGGCTGAAGTATTTGAAGTCAACGGTGCCTGTGCCGTTAAACCTTCCAAAGCCCACGCGTCCAGTCGAGTGATCCACATCTGTTTCTTCAACATCCCAGGTACCTGGTTCTGCTACGCCAACAGCCCACACCTTCATTTTAAGCGCTGTGCCTATGAACTGCAGGCGCACAAAATACCAGGTGTTTGCCGATGTCGATACAGCCGCAGCTGATCCTACAAAGCTGAACACGTTGGCCGTGTACTTGAACAGTCCAACGTTCCCGGCACCCATGTCAATGTATGCGGCATATCCATTCTTGCTACCTGACGCGCCGCTGCTTCTGCACCACAACCTGAAAATTCCATCAATGGCTGATGACTGCCTGAAGACGCATAACACCTGGCCATCAGCAATATCACCTGGCGTATCCCACTGGGCAAGGTTTGAACCATTTGTCCCTGATGGGTAGCGAACCAACGTCCCTGCAAAGTCTGCTGCATCAACTGTCTCCTCTGGCGCAGGCGTCATGGTGGTATCCCACTTGTCAGTCCAGTCAAGCATGAACTGATCATGGTTGTACCCATGGAACGCTGTTTCAAATGTCGGCATATCAGAACTTCAGTTTTTTAGGCGCTGGACATGTAAAGTATATGTGGCCGGCCGTCCTCGAGCAGCACCTGGTCAAAACGTGCAAAGGCAAAACGCGCATCTTGCCTTCATTTCTTAGGTTGTCCATTCTGGAATTCCCACCTGCAACTTATCATCACCAACAGTGATTCCTGTGCGTGGGTCCAACGCCACGCCTGTGAAAGTCACCAACATGCGTGGTTGCACGTTCGCTTCATCCACGCTTGCTTCGATGGTCCAGGTTCCAGTTGGAACAGTGCCTGTGGCATCGTCTGCTGATGCTGTCTTGATAAGAGCACCTAGCAGGTTTCCTGTCCAGTCAAAGTAAAAGATTGACAGCGCCACCTGGTCACCTTCTAACTTGATCCGTGCACCTTCTATGGGAAGGATCCAGGTCAGCGTTGGATCGTTGTTTCCACTTTTGACCAGGGTGCCTGAAAAGTCAACGCTCGCACCACGTCCGAAAGGATCCCAAAAGGGTCCACGCCATCCGGTCTGGTTCTGCCTGAATAGTCCAAATTCCTGATTGGATCCAGAGCCGCTGCCAAACGCTCCAGAGCCGCTGCCAAAGTCTTCAGCAAATTGAAGTACCTCAGTGCATGTCCATGGGTAGCCTTCAAGCAGATTGTCTGACTGGAAGATGGCGCCTTGAAAGATGTTTGACTGCAGGCGAACCAATCCACCAGCCATGGTGCCTGGTCCACTGCGTTCATCCAGCACATCAAGCATTTCAGCAACTGCCCACACCTGGTGCCTTTTCCATCCGAGCAAATAAGCTGTCACAGGCCACTGCTGTTGGCACATCCTGCGCAGCGCTGTGATGTGACATTCATTGATGATTGGAAGATTCAGCACATGACGCCTGGCCACCACCCTGCGCACGCCATCAATATCAATGGTTCGTTCAGACACCGTTGGCGTAGCTGCACCAAGGATCATGCTGCCAGGCACATCAACGCAGTGCCCTGTCATCTCTTGAACAAAGATTGCTCTGGTATATCCGTCGCGTGCTGGCATTATCTGAGGCTGATCAGGTTTTCATATACCAAAAACTGCGTGGTTTCTGTGTGGAGGTCAACGTTCAAATATATGGGAAGGAATCGTGCTTGGCGTCCATAGACCGTGTTGAACAGAGCGTGTCCTGGCGTCAGGATTCCAAGGAAGGTGCCACGCAGCAGACGACCGCCAGCGCCACTTCTGGCCAGGCGCATTCTGGCCGTATATTCTGACATGTCGCTGAAGGGACCTTCACCCGGCACTGTTGGATCTGTCCATCTGTTGGTTTCTTCCCACAAGCCCAGGCCATTCACGTCTACCTCCATTTGAATGAAGTCAGTGGTGCGTTCCTGGATGTAAGCATGCCATGGCCTTTCGTACTTGATGACATCGCCTTCAGTGATCGTGCCACCAATTTCAGAATACACGATGCGGCCAGGGTGTGGTGGGATCAGCTTATTTGTGGATTCCTGCCTGAACAAGCAATCAAAGTTGCGCAGGTGCAGGAAGAAATCAGTACCAGTGTCACCCAATATGCGCAGCCGCAAATAACCATCAAACGGCATGGGATCCTTCACGATTTTCAAAAGGCTATACCAGGTCAGACTTGCTGGAAGGGTCCCGTTGGCGTCTGGCGTTCTGATTGAATCACCCAGTGTTGTTGGCGTTTCAGTCCACAGGCTGGGTGACGCGCCATCGGCATACTGCACAGCTTTGCTGGTGTCGATAGGCACAGCCTGGTACTGCCATTCAATTTCGTGTGTGCCAACACCTGCCAGGGTGTACTCCATGGCATATTCAAACTGTGGTATGGGTTGGATTGGCGTGCCTTCCTGCACCAGCAGCTGGTCCTGGTGGATCTCGTTGCCACCATCTTCAATGAATCCACCTTCAGTTGTTTCAATGAAGGTACCCGCAGCTGTTTCAATCCAGAAGATATTGTTGCCAGCGGCAACCCACCCTTCAGATAACTTGCCTTTGTCAATCTTCGTGTCAGTGAAAGCGTCTGTTTTCTTGCCCACATTGATGATCACAGAGTGCACGCCATCGAATCTTCCCTTCAGCGTGTCGTCAGTCACAATCAGGGTTTCAAGTTGCGCATCAAAAGCCACTTCAGTGACCGTACCAGCGCCATGGTCATAGAGTGCAGCCAGGCGCGATGCAATCGAAATATCCAGACCATTTAACCACTGCTGCGCTACACGCCAACGCTTGCCAAAAAACAGATCATTGAACACAATCACCTGGAACGCTTCAGCGTAGTCAGTCAGCTGATCACCAGCTGGTTCAATTTCTTCTGCGTCCTGATCTGTGCCCTTGTATGCGAAAGCCAGATCAGGCCAGCGAAGCTGCGTTATAAGGCTGCCATTAATCCCTGTACGTTCGTTCTGCGTTCCGTAGGTATAAAGGATGTCCTGCTCACGTAGCTGCGTCACGAGCAATTCCTTGAACACCTCATGCAGTGTCAGGGTGGCTGCACCACTGAAGGCATTGATGTTGGGAAGGCGTGTAAGTCCACAGTATCCAATCAGGCGCGTTTCAGGCGTGGCCAGGTCAGTCTTCAGTGGGCTGAATGATTCAGCCAGCTTCACAAACATTTCCATCTCATAGGTCAGCGTTTCATCGAAGATGCGCAATGTGAATCTGAACTGGCTGCTGGTATCCAGATCATTGTATATGACGCCACCAGGATCTGTGATCGTGAAGTTGATCGTGGATGGCATGATCAAACGATCAAAAAATCTATTGGGTGAATCCTGCCCCCACTGAATGGATGATGTCAAACTGATGTCATGATCATCAGTAACCAGGATGGCATTCTCGTGGCGCAGCTGAAACGTCCAGCGCCTGTTGCGTCCATGAAGCAGGCCTTGGTATTTGGTGAGATCCGGCATTAACTGGTGGCCTCTCTGGTCCGTATTTGTCCACGCGTGGAAGTGATGCTTGCCTTGGTTTCATCCAAACGTGCAGAAATCTGTTCTGTCGTTGCCGACAGCTGGCCGTTGATCGTCAGAGCAAGTTCCAGTGGACCCATGCCAGCGCTAAGTGGCACACCAGAATTGATGCGCTTTAGAAGTGGTCTGTTCTCAGATGCAGCCCTGGCATTGATGACTTCTTCGCCAGGCGTCAGGCGCGTCAAGACATTGTCCTGGCCTGGTGGACCAACGATAGTACCACCAGTAGCAAAGCCCGGCACAAGTGCGCTGAATAGCGCCTTCATTGCGCCAGCCACAAGTGGTCCAACTATCAGTGCAGCTGGACCGAGTGATCCGAGCGACTTGGCAATAGCTTGGGCAAGTTCAGCCACAATGATACCTTTGATCTGATTTTTTATCGCATCGGCTGCAGACTGGCCTTGAAGCACTGCCCTGATGCTGCCTTCAATCGCTTGCTGTTGGTTCTTCTTCTGCTCTGCTGCCAACTGCGCCTTGATGGCTGCTTCTTCTCTGGCTGCATCAATCCGAAGCTGTGCAGCTTCGAGTTCCACAAAGGTGCGCTGCATCGCTGATGTCATTAGCTCCTGATTTGTTGCCAACTCCAGCGCTGCTGCTTCAGCTATCTGTGGTGCCACTGCACCCTTCAGCAGTTGGCGTTCCAGTTCCAGCGCCAGGATTTCTTGATTCAGCCTGATCAGTTCCTTAGTCAACGCGCCTTCCTTAACCAGAGCATCACGCTGCGCTTTGAGCAACGCCAACCTGTCTTCTGGTGGTTCTGGAGGACCTGCACCTGGACCAGGACTTGGTGTACCTGATGGAAATGTGCCACCTGTTCCAGCACCTGCACCACCACCACCAAAACCTGCATCAGCTTCATCCTGCGCCTTCCCCCGATCGAGCAGCGCCTGTGCCAATTCGAATTCGCTTTTTGCCACAGCCTGCAACACAAGACTCCTGATCTGCAGTTCACGATTGAATTCCTGCAGGCGCACCACTTCTTCTTCATTGCCAAAGAACTTCGCCACCTTCTGGCCTGCCTCATTGATTGCAATCAGAATATCTGTGTACACCTTTTCGACGGTACGCGCAACGCCAATGATTCTGCGCCACACAGAAATCAACGTATTGCTCATTCCCTGGAATTTGCTGATCAAAACACTGGCACCTTTCACGGTGCTGATGAAGGCCTGGCCAACAGATTTGACAAAGGCCAACGTTTCAGGATCTTCAACAAAAGCCTTCAAGTCATCTGCCAGCGCAGTCAGTTCTGGCCTCAGTTCAGAACCTATCGCTTCCTTTAGATCACCAACGCTGTTGCCCAGCTGCACAAACGGATCAACTGTGGCAGCTGCCAATCCTTCAAAGTTGTTCTTCAGGACTGCTGATAGAGCGTTGACCTTCTCCATGCCTGATAACGCATCCAGCTGCGCAGCTTCAGCATCTGTCAGTGCTATACCATAACGCTTAAGCGCACCGCTGCCATCACTGAACACTTTGCCAATGGCTTGTGCCACCGAATTCAGGTCAACAGTTGCGCCTGTGGCCTTGGCCACGCCAGCAGCCATGTCCACCATGTCTTGAGTCAGCACAGCAGCGCCTTCTGCACCAACTTCTTTGAAGCTTAAAAGCATAGCTTGCGCAGTGATGATGGATTCATCACCGAAGTTGGAAACAGCCTGAACTGCGCTGGCCATTTTGGTCAGCTTCTTGAAACTGGTTTCCGACACGTCACCAAGGTTCTTCAATGCCTGTTGCAGCTTGCGTTCTGCAATCTGTTGGATGCCTGCCAGCCTCACCGAGTCGTTCAAAACCCTGAAGCCCTTGCGTGCCAGGTTGCTGATGCCACGCAGCGCACCCTGGATGCCAGCAGCTGCGAGCGTTCCAAAGGCCACGCTGGTCACCGCACCAAAACGCTTGGATGTTTTCGTGGTCTTGTCAATGGCTTTGTCAAGGTCCACAACTGCCTTGCGGTCAACCTGAACCCTTTTGGCCATCCCCTTATCATCAAGCTCCAGAACTATTTGAACCTTACGTGCCATGTTAAATGCTCTTTGAGTGTTGCAGCTGCGTCTTGGACATCATGCGCCTGTGGTCGTCTTCAGCCTGGTCAATGTTTTGCAGCTTGATCCATACCAGCGCCTGGTGTAATTCCCACTGGTTCCACACCATATCAAAGTCAACTGGGTCAAGCCTTCCGAGTGCAAAGGAAAAAGACTTGGCAGGCGTTCCACCACCAAGCTGTGCTGACATACCTTGACGCTCAGTCAGGCTGCTTCTGATCAGGTACGCTTTTGTCAGCTGATGGCGCACCTGAAGATAAAATTTGCAATGACTGCTGACATAAAGCCTTCATACATCACAGGCGTCCAGGCATTGACGTTGTACTTGTTGCCGTTCTCGAGAATAGCATCGAGCAACAACGGTGCTCTGGCCAGCTTGGGGAGACTCATCTCGACCAGTTCAAGTTCACCTGAAATCAGCAGATCAACTTCCACATCAAGGATGGCACACACGTGTTCGCATTGGCCAACGGTCACGGGTTTGAAGCGTGGCGCTGGTTTCATCTTCACGCGTGTACCATCCCGCCTGAAGCCATTGAAAACAAACGATAATAAACTCATATCAAACGGGATTTAGGAACCTGAACCTGGCAAATGATCCTGGATGCCCTGGCCACTTTCGTTGGCCGGTGCTGTCACCGTGATGGTGGCAGAAGTCAAGCTGCCTGGGTTGGGCACTGCCTGGCGTTCGTAAACCACAATGCAGCCAAACTGGCCACCAATGATCTTGAACGTGTTCTTCCCAAGTTCCTTGATTCTGAACCAAACAGCAGTCAGGTCAGTTGTGGCAGACACCAGGCCTACCTGCCAGATGTCGTTGGCCTTCAGCGCCACAGGAAGCACACCACGCATGATGATCTGCGCCATCAGATCCTGCAGGTTCATGCCCTGAACCGTTTCTGCAGATTCACCGAAAGCTTCATAACCATCATTGAGGATCTGCGTCCTGGGTATGGTGGTCCATGTGCCGCTACTCACCAGGTCAGGATCGTAATCAATCGCAAATTCGACTGACTCGACCACTGGCCGGTGAATAGAACTGTCTTGATGTGCCATAGAAGTTTCTCCATGGTTTAAGTGATCGTGATTCTGAAATCACAGTGGTGCACAAGGGTGTCTTCTTCAACACCGTAGATCGCAACAGGAAACTCTGGCATGGCAATTTCATCTGGTGATTCAATCTGCACGATCTGGCCACCTGTTGCTTCAACCACGTCTGCACCCAGCGTGGTCAAATTGAAAAGGATGCCTTCTGGCGATTCGCTCCAAAGGACATCATAAAAATTCGATGTGGTACTGCCAGCAAAAACGTCTGATTCGATGAAACCGAATTGCAGGATGACGCTGAACACGTGTGACACCAGTACCTGGCCACCATGAACATCGTCAGTGGTATCCACGTCCTGTGGAAGTTCTTCCTGATCCACCACTGCGCAGCGGCACCACCTGACCGGATCGCCATAGATGGCATTGAAGTCATACGCTGACTGCATGCCGATCATGGCCTTTGTGGTGATCTTCTGCACGTTCCAGCTGCCATGTGGATGTGCATCCAGCAGCGCCAGAAGATGTGCACGCAGCCACTCAAGTTTGGTGGCCATTGGCAGTGTGTGTTGTTCGTTCACTTGAAGATCCTCCTGCAAATACGCTTATACACTCGAAGCTTACGCTGGCCAACTACTTCATCCAGGTCAGCCCAGGTCAGCAATCGCCACAACCATTCAACTGGCGTGACTTTTTCCCTTTTCCATGTGATCCACTTCATCATGATCAGCTTAGACGTAATTTGACCGAAAAAACATCGTCAGAATTCTCAGATTGAACTTCTTCTGCATTGACCCAGGATTCATGTCGGGTTGAACCACTCCACCAGTAGATTTCATATGTGATATTTTCACCTCTGATCAGCACAGCAGATATGAACGCAACCTGCGTCTTGTGCTCCCCGATCATAATTTTAGATGTTGGTTTCAGAAGATTCATGACAACGCCTGGTCAATAAATTTGAACACGATGTCAGCTGCACGCTTCAAAACTTCAGGCGTTTCATCCTGCTGTGCTGGTTCCAGATACGCACGCTTTGGCATCGTGATGATGAATTCACGCTTCTTGGACAGCGCCATGGCCTTCCACTTTTCATCACCAGTTTGGAAGAACATCGCCCAAAAGAAGGAACGCATCTGGCTGGTGACCTTCAGTCTGATGGTGCCACCGAATTCATGGATGGCTGCGTATGGCACAAGGATCGTGAATACAAACTTGGTTACAGCGCCTTGAATCGAAAGCTTGGCCCGGCTACCCGGCCCACCCATCACAGCCCTGAACAGGGTCTGTCGCTGAATGATGAGTTTACCCGTTTCACCTGGCCGCCGTGTGCGTGGACCTTCCTGCATGTAATGGCGCGTAGCGCGTGCCCCTATTCGCGCCACTGCCATGCGAGCAATACGAGCACGCAGATCCTTGCGATTCCTAAGAATGCGCCTGAACTGTGTTTCAAGTCTTGAAAGCTCAGTGGCCATATTGCCTTAGTTTTTTAGTGGCCGGCAGCTCGTAAATGGCCACCTGGTCACCGCAAAAAGCGGCCGTATCCTTATTTAATAAGGTTGGGTCCTGTGGTGGTGTATGCTCTGCAGCTGCTGGAACTCGTAATTGCCCACTGCCTTCTTGGTTCTGAAGGTCAGCCGGTCAGCTGTCACTTCCTGTTCCTCTATTCCAATCAATGCCCTGAAGTGCCAGTTCAGATTGGCAATCACGATGCGTGCACATACGTCGCTGATGTCACCAGGCAGGATGTCAACAACGGTGTCATCATCTAGCAGCGCAAGATCACTGGTTGACATTACGCTGTTCCACGTTTCACCACTTGCTGGCTGGTCCTGATCATACCTTCTGAAGCCAGCAAAATACCGGCTGTCCGTTGGAAACTCTGACAGGTCACCATCGAAGTTGATCACCGCATATTCTGACCGTTCATCCACGTGGAGTGGGATTTCATCGAACAGCAGCACGTCACCATCAACGTCCACAATCTGCACCACTGGATAGTACCTGAAATATGCACGGTGCCTGTTGGATTGATCACTTCGCGTATATTCAGACGCAAACTTGAAATCATTCTGTGCAACCGTACAACGCCAGCGTTGAGTGTGCAGCCGCACAATCAGCTTGCGATTCAGAAACGCTTCAATCTTTTGCGTGGCGCTGTCGATGAAGCGCAGGCCTGCCTGGCGTATCTCATCGCCCTCACCGCTGCCATCAGTTGCACGCAATGCAGTTTCAATCACCGTGCCCAACTTGTTCATGGACTGATCAGCAACCTGGGAAGGCGTGACCAGGTCAGTGTATTTTGCTATGATCATTGCGCCGTTTTCCTCCTAACATCCAACGGATAAATATCTTCTGTGTCCTCCTGTGGATTCCCAAGGTTTTCCGAACGCCAGGCGTCCTGCAGTTCCTTGACGCGCATTTCAGTCTTCAACTTTCCACGCTGCTGGTCAATGACCTGGCCATCTTCACTGATGTCATAGTATCCACCACCATTGTGGACCATGAGGAATTCAGGCATGGCAGATTCATCAAGCTTTTCAATCTGCACTGGCTGTTCAGCTGTGCCAGGAAACTTGACGTATTCATCACCAGTGGCAATGCGTGCCTTTTGCCCTTTGATCAGCTGATCAGAGTGCAATTCATCGGTCCAAAATAACCTGTTTGGCCTGGCGTCGATCCCCTTAGCTATCCTTCTTCCACGTGGCGAGAATCCACGATTGAAATTGCGCAGACGTACCAGCGCGATCAATGGAATCTGTTCTTGTTGTGAGTGATCCATTTTTGTTTTCCTCTGCCTTCTGGCATAGTTTCTTCTTGTTAAACTAACTGGTGCGCGTGTCTTGAACATCTCCGCAGCTTCCACAATGGCCTTGGCAGCACGCGCACTGCATTCACCATCAGTATACTTGAAAACCTGATGCACAGCGCCAATGCGTTGCACTTTCATTTCATCATCTTCTGAAAAGGCCAGTTCCACCGCTTCTATCATGTGTTCCGGCTGATCGACATTACACCCCACGTTAGCAGCTGACCAGAACCGAAGCCCATGGTCAACCTTGCGCCTGTAAAGTGGCATGTTCATCACGATGACTGGCCTGCCCCAACCGCCCCTTCCCGCAGATGCGAATTCGTAGAGCGTGGACATATGATCCATGATGTACACGTCAGCCATTGCCATCACGTCTTCAAACTTGTCAATTACTTCAATGCCACGCTTTCTGTATTCATGCGTGATCTGACCCAGCATCCGTGGATGGCCGTGGCCATACAGCTTGAAGTCTTTGCCATTGCGCCCGGCCAGTTCATCCAATGCTGGGATCATGTGCCAGAAAGCGCTGCGTGTTTCCGGCACCACCTTGCAATCCCAGTGGGTTGAAAATACAACAACAGGCACATCATTCTCTGGCTGTGGCAATGAGCCATCATGCCATGGGTCCAGCTTTGGACACCCCACAACCCTGATCAGCTTATCATTCCCATAGGCCTGGCGATCACGCATGGCTGGATGGTCACCAGGGTGAAGAAACATGAAAACGTTTTTGTGGCCCGAGTATCCCGCATAAGATGAATGTATTGACCTGAAGGACTGACCACCACCGTGCTGCGTGAACACGCACTTCCTGCCAGCTTGGTGTGCTGCTTTTAAATCGCCAGAAGCAGCTGCCACAAGAAGGCTGGCTTGCCTTGTTCGAAGCTGCGGTATGATAGCACTCCTGTTGGGTCCGTAAGCCTGCGCAGGAATTCCACGCATTGCGGCGTGTTTTATTAAGGGCTGCCGGACGTAAAAGATGCCCTGGTATGCTGGTGGCAATGCCAGGTACATTGGGGCAAGGTGATCAAAGAAGTGCCTTTCATGGGTCATGAAGTCAACTTGTGCCATAACAAACTTTGTAGACTAACGGGCAAAGGCCAGGGACATCGTGCCCTGGCCTTTGCCCTTCATTTATTCAGTAAAAAGCCAGTGGCTCAAAAACTACGCACCAGAGCCAGTGGTAAACTCACCCGTTACAAACGCAAGTGGCCTGTAAACGGTGATACAAAGCCTTTCCTCAACACGTAGCGTGGCCAGATTCTGCCTGAAGTTGGTGCTGTCTTCAGTCGAGATTGCCACAGCTGCATCCATCCGATCCCAAACCTGCGCACCCAGTGCAAAGCTTCCAACCAGGAAGTCATGCTGCGGCTGCGACAAAGTCACGGCCACAGGGATTCCCCAAAGGCGTGGTGCCGTTTGGTTGGCAGGATTCACGAAGATATACCGGCCTTGCGTGTCTTTGGTCAGTTCGATCCCGGCCCAGTTGAACGGGTTCATGACCACACCTGTGGGAGGAAACTCGCTTCCACTCGACACTTGGTACATGGCAACACGCACTTTGTCAATGTCGGTAGGGCTTGCAATGGCCAGATCAGTTTCCAGTGTAGCGTTGTAGGCTGTGGCCTGGGTGTTTAGACCGTTCAGGTTGTTGCCAGTGCCATCACCGTTGAGCAGCTGATCTTCTTCCTCGAGCAGCAACAAGTACCGCATGCGGCTATCAATGTATGACTGCAGGCCAATGGCATCATCTAGCAGCTGCGTGGAGATGACCACGAAGTGCGCGATGGTTTCAATGGGGCACGTCAGCGCTTCGAAGTCGAAGTCTGATTCAGCTTTCGTGACGCCTTGGCCAGCCTGTGGCGCTGCGCTATCGGTGACCAACTCTTCACGTACATACCGAACGGTATCACTGGACGTGGTACCAACAGGCAACAGATCACGGATGATCAGCGCACGCTCACCAGGTCCAACGATGCCAGGCACGCGCATGTAGTCGACCGTGTCACCAGCGCTGGCCTGTACGTTTGTGATTGCCTTGATCTGCTCTGGTGAAGGAATCACGATTGGAACGATGTCGCGCTGACCCTTGAACAATCCCCAGTGTGGGAACCGGATCACGATGCTGCTGCTGCCACGTCGCACCTTTGCCAGGTATTCAGGATCTTCCTTCCTTTCCTCCAATAGGCGCAAGCCAGGCGTCTTGAAGGCTGCGCTGTTCTTGCCTTCTGCCAGGCGTTTGCTGACGCCTTCCCTGAAGGCAGCATCATCTTCAGCCGCCTTGGTCATTGCGTCCTTGACAGCCTTGATTTGATCGACAAAGGCAGCGTTGTCAATGGACATCTTATCCACCAATTCCTTCACTTCGGCGCTGCCCTTGCCCAGTGCTTCCAGTTCCTGGATCCGTGGCTCCAGTTTGCCAGTAATTTCAGTAAGATTCTTTGACAGCTTTTCCACTGTCTCTTTCAAAGGATCAGGCATGATTTTGAATCTTTGAGTTCATGAGTGCCAGTTGAGATTGCACCAGAAGCTGTTCCAGCTGGCTGGCGTCATCATGCGGCACACCGTCGGTGGGTGCATGATCTTCAACCTTGTGCAGCCATGATTCAATCTGATGCCCTAGTGAGTCCGATATATTCGAATGCAGCGCTTTGCGAGCATAAGCAACTTGGACTTCAAGTGACGTTGGAATGATTGCATGTTCATCCTGGCCACAAAGCTGCTTGACAGAAATCGTTGGTGTTTTTGGATTGGCACCCCACGTGACTGTGGAGTATTCCCATAGCCGCACTTCCTTAATGATGCGGTTGTCTTCATCATCACGGCGCAGGACATCAATGCCCACACTGTGCTCATTCAGAACGCCATCAGCGTACAGCATCAACGCGTCCCTGCCCAGCTGCGTGTTGCTGATCTTGCTGACCACACGCAGGCCGTCATTAGTCTCTTCCATCTCAAGTGGCTTCCCAAGGATTTCATCGAACCAGTGCATCCAAAGATGCTTGATGCGTCCACTGCCTTCTGGTCCGTGTTCCTGAATGGTCTTAGCAAACGCGCCTGGTGCTATGATGTCACCGTGCGCGTCCTGGTTGTTGAAGCTTGACGCCATCAGTTCCACAATGCCTTTCAGCTTGGACACGTCCTTGAGTTTGCAGTCCTTGAATATCATGATCAACCTTGGAAGAAATGAAGAAGGCTGACCCGGTGGCCAGCCTCAAAACCACCAACTTGGTGGTCAATATACCTTAAAAAGTTAGGGTTTGTTTAACGCGCAGACGCTGGAGCGAAGGGTTACGTCACGCATTACGTCACCACACAGTAACGGCCAGGTGCATCGTCATGCACCTGGCCGCTGGGTCGTCACCCATTCGTTCTTAAGGGGTTTATTTCGTGCAGAAAGTCAGTTGTTATTGTAAGGATGATCAGCCAAATTTGTCAACCACACGTGGCCTGGCGTCACGGTCGCATCCACCTGGACTGGATACCCATTGAATTTCAAACCCTGAACAAACGTCCACACTACGCGTGGTCCATCTTCAGGATTTTGGCACAACATTAGGCCATTCCATTCCTGCCACAGTTGTATGGCTGTAATAGGTGCCACACTGATCACGTCAAAGGTGATGCCACGCGAACCAGCCAAATAGATCATACTCATGATCATATCACTGATCGGTGTGTATTTGGTATCAGTCTGTCGGTCCATCTTTTGGAATCCTCAAGCGAAGTGAAACATCCACATAATAATAATTAGCGTCACGATCAGCCTTCAATATACGCTGAAACTTTGCGCCCTCGAGCAGCACCAGGTCATCTTCATCCAGCACCTGGTTGATCAGCTGCTGCAGGCGCAGCCACTGTTGCTGTTGAAATCGCGTTGGTCCTTGGTCGTTCATTCGAATTCACCAGGCATCTGTGTGCATCTACAGTTGATAACATTGCCAGCGCTGCCGGACGGATCACCTGGCCATCGCAGTGATTCACCAGTCACCAGGAAGGTGTCACTCATGTCAACGAATTGGCCATCAGCTTCCACGTGATCACCAGTCACTTCTTCCCGGACATCACCATCACGCCTGGACAGCCATCCCTTCTGCTTTATGCCAGCATCCTGGAAGGCAAGTTCCTGGCCGGACTCGAATACTGGCGTGGCAGTTGTTTGCGCAATCGTCTTTACCCTGTTCTTGGCAATACCATATGTATTCCCCAGCCTTTCTTCAAGGCCAGACAATGGGTCACCACTTTCCTGCCATGCCAGCACGTCATCTGCGATCTTGCTCAACATCGTGTCATTGATGCCCCTGGCCTTCCCCAGGACTTCCAGAGCAACTGCCTTGGCACGTGTATCGCCTGGTGGAAAGGGAAGCTCAACACCAACTCTCTGTGCACCTGTGCGGTATCCCTGGACGATGCTCTGCGCTGTCAGTGGCCCATACAGCTTGTCAGTCCTGTCGTACCAGGCGTTAAGATCGAACAATTTCTGCGCAATCTGGAAGGGTTCTGCCTTATCACTGAACAACTCACGCGCACGTTTTAGCACTTCTGCCTTCTGCTCTTTGAACAGCTTTAGTGTGACCAGCTGGTAAGACTTCTCACCAATGAGCTTGATGATGTTCGTAGCGACCCAGTGTGCTGCCAGAATGACTTCACTGTTGGCGTGCCCCTTGGCATAGTAGCAGGTTTCAATCAGGTGGTGGGCAAAACCCATGGCTTGCTTGTTGGTCATGTCTGTCTTTTCCTCCAACGGTCCACGCGTGTGATTCCCCACATCGCCCGGTGCATTTGTTCATAATGGTAGTCACGCTTCCTGAAGGCTTTGTATGCGCCTGGCCTCTTTTTATTGTGCGTGATCCAGAAGGATGGCACAAACGCAACACGCATCTTCCCAGCATTCACAACTGAAATAAGCGGCGCATGCATGATAAGTTTGGATCGGCGCAGCCTGTGGCTTTCCTGGATCCGGTCGATCATGACCTGGTCACCGTTCGCAGCTTGAAGGCGCATAAAAAAATCAGCATGTTCACCACCAATCTTCAGGCGTTCATCCCACATCATAACATCAAACAACCTGCGCTTTGCCACCCAAAAGTTGCTGACCACGTCGCACAAGAACCACTGCAGGCCATCTTCTTCATGATGCACCCTGATTGGCCGGTCAGCAATCACCTTGTGATCCTCCAGGCGCACATCTGCATAGTACTTGGTCCATCCAACATGGGTGCCACGTGGATGCCTACACTTGCAACCTACCAGCACCAGGTCATCGTGGTCTTCAAGCAGCTGGACCATGCGCATGATGTCGGTATGTTCATCAAAGATGTAGTCATCATCAACCTGGACTATATAGGGTTCAGTGGTTTTGCGCACCAGGTGATTCCTTCCGGCACTACACCCCACGTCGAATGGCAGCCTGAAGCTTTTGCTCATGCCTCTAAGCTGCAGCGCCACTTGTGAATCATCAGCCACATAGATGTTGGCAGCAGCGCCATACATCTGCCTTATGCTTCTGATGGTCTGCTGCGCAATCTGCTCACGCATGAAGACCTTGATGTTGAACGCAATTTGGCTTATGTCATCCACCACCAATCACCACGGACGTAAGTTTGTATGTAGTAAAGCATTGCGATACCACCAAGCAGAGCGCCAATAATTATGGCCGCCCACATCCAGAACATGTTCATTTTTTCTTCCAACGTTGGTTCTTTTTCAGCCGAACCTCCAGCACGAATATGCCCACAATTAATCAGTTTTAACTAGACGGATAGCTTCAAACACTAGAACAAAAACAGCTGTGCCCAGTGCGATCAATCCAAGCGCCAAAACAATTACGCCTGCTATTATGGCAAGTTTTTCAATGTCCAATCGTTTCATTTTTTATTCCTACGTTGGTTCTTTTTTAGCCCAACCTGCAAGCGTTGAACATCAGTAGGTATTTTGCAGAAGTCCAGAAGTCTGCGCTGGCCAGCAGCACTGTTGAATACTTCCATTTTGAACACAGCCACCTGGCCAGGATACGCACCAATAAGTGGTGGTATCAATTCGTCATAATAATAGTGCCAGTATTTGATCAGGGCCTGGTGCCTGTCTTTACATCCACGAAAGTTGGGAAAGGCTTGATACCAGTGTGAACGGCCAGGCGTGCCGCCATCCTTCTGGCGTTGCCAGTTGTTTCGGCTGCCAGCCTTCTGTTTCCAGCTGGCCAGATGTCCAGCCAGGTCACGCTTCAAGACCACCACCTGCGCACCATAATCAAGCCAGGGTTCTGCCACAGATCCCCACTGAAGCGCCACGTCACCAAAGATGTGACCAGGATGTGCCTTTGAAAGGTGGATCATCTGTTCCATCCATCCATCCATTTTGCCCCAGTGCAGCTTGTGAGTAAACCGTTCATGGCTGATTCGTGCACCATGCTGGTGGTTCAGCAAGTGTGCCAACGTTGAAGTACCACACCTGCCAGTGCCACAACCCATGATCCACTGCATTTCAGCTGGCATAGATAGCTTTATTCTTTACATTTGAATTCCAGTTTGCCACGTCTTTGAAGTGCCACATGGCCAGCATCTTGCGCCTGTACTTGCTGCCACGCTTGCGCTGCTTTTTGTACTGGACCGGCCTACTGGCTGTGTCGATGAAGTAGCACGCAGGCACGAATCCGACACCCGCCATGCCTTGAAACAAGGTCAGTGTGGTGGCCAGTGGTGACATCATTTCTGGCACCGAATCCTGCATCACGTTGCTGAATCTTCGCCTGATGCGCCTGTGACCATTGGCAAACGCCAGGCGCAGGAAGAAATCCATGTGTTCGCCACAGGTCTTGAAGCGATAATCAAACCCCACGTTGCGAACAATTTCACGTCTGCCCAAGAACATCATGGGCACCATGTCCACCAACATCCACGTATGATCATCCACCATGCCAGCGTGACGCACTGGACGGTCCACATATAACACATCTTTTGTGATCCTGAAGTCACCTTCAGCATTGGACCACCTGTTCCGTCCCTGGTCCATCTTCCTACAGCCCACAACGGCCAGGCCAGGTTCTGCCTGCAACAGATTCAACATCAGGCGCAAGTCGAATGCTGACGTTACCTTGTTGTCATCATCCATCATGACAATGAAATCAGTCATCGCATTTTGCGCCAGCCAGTTGCGCTTTGCAGCCACTCCAATGTCATGTTCCAGGTGGTAGACCTGGACCTGCACTGGGTCCTTACAATCTGTTGCCATTACAGTTTGCTGCTTCGAATCATCAGCCACCAGAATCTGTGCGCCTGGGTATTTATCATGGATCTTGTCCACTGTGTCAACGCATTCCTCTGGCCGTTCGTGTGTACCGATGCAGAAGGTGATCAGGTATGAGAATTCCTTTTCCATCATGATGTACCTCGCTGAATCACAGGCCCAAGGTGTGATGGCCAGTTTACATCTGTAAACCAATAACACACCTGGTAGGCTTCCAGGTCAGTCCATTGGCTGTGCTTCAATCGCCCGTTTCGTGCTTTGTCGTAAGACCAGATGTTTTGCTTGGTCTTAATATCCACCAGGCAGAGCATACACAATGGATCATAATTGGCTTCAAGCACCGTGACCCTTGGCCTGTACATCCTCAGTCTGTTGTCAATGGTGCGTTCCATCCTTTGCTGCTGCTGCGGCCTGTATGGTGCCCAGTGCATGTAATCCAGTACGCTGCTCGAATACATGCGGCCTGGTCCGTACCCGAACGGCACGCCAGGTTTGACCTTCCCGCACCTTCCTGTGGCCAAGTCATAGAACACAGCTTCATTGATGCCAACTACTTCAGCCCCGGTCTTGATTAGTGCAACCGCTGACTCTAGATATTGCGAACTGATCAGGTTATCACTTCCAAGTTGCATGAAGCACACCTGGCCAGGATCAAGATGTGCGCAAGCCTTCTTTATGGCTTGCCACCCTGTATTCCACTTTATGCCCAGCCTGGCATTTGAACACGTCACAATTCCCGCCCCTTCCTTTGCTGCCTGTGTCCAATCATATGGCATCGGATCTTCTGGCGAGTGAATAAAGAAAGGCCAGAGTCTAATTCCCTGGCCTTCCAATTCCGTTGCCTGATGGCGCAAGTGCTGCACCATGATGTCAACCACACCTGGACGCTTCCAGGTTGGGATATGTATTGCTATTGTAAACATAACTAACTGGGTTTTAACTGTGATGCCAGCTTTAGGCTGGCGTGGTGTGGCCATTATTCCTGGCCGATGATTTCAAAATGGCTTGGAAGTCCTCGAGCAGCGATGCAGCTGCAGCAGCATCTTCATCACTGTCAAGTGGTACGCTTAGGCCTGCCTGTTCAAGGGGAACGGTGCCCACCTTGGCCAGCAGCTGCGCAGCAGTGCCACCAACTGGTTCAAGCTTCATTGATTCTCTGGCTTCATCTGGCGTCATAATTATACCAGCCACAAGTGTGACCAGACGAGCAGCCTTTTTATCCAGGTCTTCACGCAGCAATTTGATGTCAGCTTCATCATAGACCAGTTTGGCATCAGGTGTGTCAAAGCGTTCCATGTACCAGGCGTTGATCTGGTCCAACATCCAATCCAGAAGTGGCAGTGTGGCCAGCTGGATTAGCGCACGGACAGCTTCACTAAAGTTTGAATACGTCTTATTCGCGTTGTCACCCAGCAGCGCAGGATCAACGCCGATGCCCACAGCTATCATGCGCATCAGCTGGATCATGGTTTCCTGCATGCCTGCGTCTGTTGGTGACATGCCTGATTCCTGGAACTTCAGGCCATCTTCCAAAAGCATCGGCATGCTGCTGGTACTGTCCCTGGAATAGGTGGCCTGAAGTTCTTCCTTCATCCTGTTGTATGGACCATCATCCAGCTGGTGTGGCGAAACGAACCAACCCGGTATGCGTCCTTTGTGCTGGCTGACCGATCCCATCCAATCAAGCTGATTGTCAAACAGATCAAGCGTCTGAAGCAGTGGAAGAAGAAGTGGCAGGCCACGGTCATCGTTAAGTGGATCATACTGCTTCAGGAAACATACTTCTTCAGCTGGCACCTGGATTGGCCTGTTGAATTTGTCAACTCCCTTATATGCGACCACTTCGCCAGTATCCCTGTTGTGGACCAGCTGAATGATCCTGTCTGGCCGGATCAGCTGAATACTTGTTGGCCGGAAGGTCCCGAACAAGCCCAAGTTCCACATAATCATTTCACCACCACCAAACAGGTTCCAGACTGCTTGCTTGAAAAAGTCAGATGTGCCCTGCATAGAGTTGGGCTTTTTGATCAGTTTAAGCAGTGGGTGATCAGGAACATCCTCTGGTTTGCCATCGGCTCCTGGCTGCTGAACCTTCAGATTAACAACGATTGCACCCATGGTATTAGCAATCAGGCTGATGGCTCTGAAGCTGTAAGGATTGCGCACAGCCTTGCGCATTAGTATTGAATAGGTGGGTTTTGACCAGTTGGCAGTAAGGCCCACAAAATACGTGGCCACTGCCTGGCCGCCTGTAAATATGATGCCTTTGACCAGGCTGGCCAGCGCCTGGCCGATTTTACGCGAATAAGCCACCACTGCCTTGGTGTATCTCGTTGCCTTCATGTTGATCCTTCCTTGTTGCGCTGAATAGGTGCCACCTCCAGATTGGACGCCATGTTGACCTGGTGAAGTCCACGTATGGCCCGTATTGGTGCATGACTGAATCCCTGGTGGTGAAGTGCCTCACATGCGCAGGATCATCAAATGTTGGAACGCTGAAGATTAGCTGCGCACCTTCTGGTATCAGCTGAAATATACGCAGATCATCCTGGATGTGCTCTAAGACCTCCAAACAAACGAAGATGGCGCCTGGTGGCGTGGTGTCACCGTTGACCACTTTGCGCAGGTCCCTTTGTTCAAATGTGTATAGGTGATGACCCAGCAGTTTTTTCTTTGCCATGTGGATGGCCACTTCGCTGAAATCATAGCCCACATAAGCGGCTGGTGGGTTCTTCGTTGCTAGGCATTCAGCCAGGTGGCCAGCACCACAGCCCAGGTCAACAATCAACCCCGGATTATTCCCACACATCTTGGCCGTGGCCAGCCAAAGCCTCTTCCTGGGTCCAAATTGGTTCCAGCTTTTCTGGCCTTGCCCACCAGACCAGATCCTGTCATAGTATGCAGCGTCCTGTTCCTTCCCCATGCTTTTGTCCTCACGATGTTTTCAGATTCGCATCAATTTGCTCTTTGATAGATCCCAGGAATTCCTGATCATGCAGCTTCTGCACATCCTTAGCAATCAGGCCTGTGGCCAGGTTGGCCTGGTCCAGGTGTTTGGCCATCTCGCCTTCAATGTGCCGCTTGATCTGCTTGAAGAAGGGTGTGTTGTCGTCCACAATTTCACTGGTGACAGTGAAGGACTTTGCAACACGCTGGATCCCCATGGGTCGTTGGTCATCCGGTTCATCCATGTCATCTCCTTTCTGAATGATAAACAGGTTCAGCTTGCGTTCTTGGGCGAAGTATCAATCCGCCAAGTTCTACATGATCTAAGGTCTGCGGGTCAAGTGTGGATGCTTCTTGCTCAGAAGGCTTGTACCACTCCCAAGATGGTTCTGGTATACGCACAGGCTTTGGTCCAGTTGGATAAAATGACGAATGGCCAAAGCCTTCACAGCCCTCAGTTGTTCGGCATTTAAGCATAAAAGGTGTCACACCATAATCGACATCCACCGTTACAGTATATGCGCCACACTTTTGGCAGGTGTAAACATTGACTCTTGGTTCTTTCATGTCATCACCATTTGATTGTAAATACAACATCGCGCAACTGACCACCAGCTTTGGCCTTTTTGAAGACACGCAGAATGTCCACCACAAAATGGATCTTACCTTTCGTGTCAATCACTGTGCCACATGCATAGCCAATCGCATTACGGTATTCAAAGTGTGCTTTCATTTTCATTTCAATACGGTTGGTCCCACTTCTGCGGATTGATTGTTTTGCGCTGCACGATATACAGCCTGCCTGCAGGCGTGGCTGCACCACTTGCGTGGCCTGCGCCTTTTGATGTAATAGAATGTTGCATTGCAATGCTGGCAATACCCAAGCCAGCGCTGCCTTGACTTGATCCACTTGTGTGGCTTAACAAGCATAGATTAACCTCCAAAAGTTGATTCCGATTAGAAACATAGCGAGCAGCAAAAGGATCACTCCTATAATGGTCCAGGAATACTTCATGGTGTTGAATGGTTTGTGCCAGGCCCTGGTGGACCTGGCGTTGTTTTTCGAGATGCGCCACTATGGACCAAGATCCAGGCAGCGAACATTCCCACAAGTGGTCCGATGATCCATATCATGGCTTTTCATCACCGATGAGAAGTTGCTTGTTCATAGCAATGCCCATTTTGAGCAGATATAAAGCAGCCTTTGAAGCACCACGTGGACCATCCTTGATCTGATCGATATAGTCCAGTGTGGCTTCATCAAGGTATATGGTCATTGCCACGCTGTTGTGCGTGGGCTTCTTCTTGCGGCTGTACTTCTTCTTTTCTTCCATAACTAACTCGTTTGAATTGATCACTTACCCCAGATCCACAACTTGATTGCATATGCAGCTGCAATGGCTGCCAGCGCTGGCCAGTACACATAACCGAGTCCAGAAAGCACTGCCATAATGAGCATCCAACGCAGCATGGTCATCAGATTCAGTTCTGGCCGGTCAGGATCTTTTGGTTCAGGAACTGGCATTCCCATATGATTCGCCTCTATGATTTGAAGTAAACAACGATTGCTGTGACGATTGCCAACAGCGTGATTGGAACCAGGATGAATGCCCACATAAGGCGGTCATGATGCCTGGGCTTTAGGCTGTCGATCCATTTCTGAAATCGGTCCTTCTTCATTCTGGCCTTAGTTTTTTAGGTGCCGGCAGCTCGTAAAAGGCCACCTGGTCACCGCGAAAAGCGGCCGTGGCCTTAAAAAGTTAGGCCGCGACTTCTTCAGGCACTTCAACGCCCATCAGTTCCAGCTGTGTGCTGTTCGTTCCTGACAGGTAACCAACCACCAGGTCAGCCAGGTGCGTCAGATCGCCGTATTCATGCAACTCAAGGCGCATGCCTTCTTCCTTGTGATCATGCCACACAAAGCCCGGACTATCCAGGTTGACAATCTGGCCAGGTTTGTTCTTCAGCTTCCGATGCGCAAACACCTTGAAGCCGATGTTCTCGCCTTGCCTTTTGACTTGTATGCCAGTCACGATGATGGCCTCATTCTTCCTGCTCGTCATCTCACGGTGCTTGACCACAAACGGGATCAGCGCATTCATTGCTTCACGGATCGTTGGAATAGGTGGCCTGGTGACCACGTCAGGGTTCGTACTCCACGGTTCAGGAACTTGCATCCCCACACGTGGCGCTTGGATCGTGGCACTGCACGTGTTGCCAGTCCACATCCACTTGGTAAGCAGCGCAACATCAAGGCGCACACCATAGTGCTCTGATGCTACTGCTGCTCGTTTGATGGTTTTGTCTTGTTGTTTACCATTCGATGTTGCCATGGTAGTTGGGGTTTAGTTATTAAATGAACGGATTCTGCCAGACGTGCCTGGGTTTTCACGCAAGCATAAGGCAGCCAGACCCAGCGCATCAACGCCATCATCATGCTGCCCCGCTGGCACTGTATAGATCACACCGTTTCGAGTGTGTTCATATTCCATGGATTTAAGTTCTGAAATCAACCGGCTGTCGAATATGCCGATACCACCGTTTTGGAAATCCCAGGCCAGGCCTTCCATCAGGCGCTGCTTCGATCCGTGGACGCCACCGGAGAAGACAAACGGTTCAGCCCTTCTGCACTTGGCCGCAATCATTTCAAAGACAGCATCACCAACACCTGTGCTATCCACGCGCACTGGCTTGTTGCCAACAATGGCGTGGATCTTCTTCGTGATCTCCTTCCAGGACAAACCATGTGGGAAGCGTTCACTGATGACCACCTGGCCGGATTCGTTCAAGCCTATGACCCAGGCATAGTCAGTACTCTTTGCCAGATCAGCACCAAAGGCCACCACTGGACCTTTCGCCATCGCAGACATCTCGCTTGCTTCAATCCACTTAATGCCAAAAGGATTGCCACCATCTTCAGCTGGTTCTGCCAGGTAGAGCATCTTGAAGACAGTCTCATCAAGATCAGCCTTAGCTTCCAGGATCGTTGCACGTTCCACCACGCCACCCTTCACCGCATCCCAGGCGGTCAGCTTGTGATGTGACCAGGTTGGCGTCTGCTGTGCTTCTGCACGCCTGGCCAGCTTGTATGCCCAGTTGTTCCGTCCCTTGACATTGCCAATCAGCTTTGCGCGTCCCTGGGTGGCTGTCAGCGTGCTATACAAGGCAGTCCAGGCTTCTTCCTTCCACCTGGTCACTTCATCACCAACGGCACCAAGCACATCTTCACCATACAGATTGTCGGGCCGGTCAGCTGACAGGAACCAGAAGGTGGCGCCACCCACCGTGATGGTGCGCTTTGAACTGCGTGCTACATATGGGATCGGATCGGAAACCTTGATGTATTGGCCTTTGTGCATCAGGTATCCATCCAGCCTGCGCTTGGTGCGCGTGAAGGCCATCATGGCTGTCTTGTATACCGTGGCGATCCACCACCAATCACCATACCCTTTCTGGCAGCCAGAATGTATCAACCATTCCAGGTGTGACATGGTCTTGCCTGCCTTGGTAGTGGCTTCAGTGATGGTGAACCTGGCAGGATCATTGATGATGGCACCCTGCTTTGGATACAGTTTGGCCATCTCAAAAGGCATTGGCCGGACCAGACCAGTTTCTTCATCCGTGGAAACTGGCAGCCACCGATCAAGACGCCTGGTAATGGCGTCAACTGTTCCCAGTTCCGTGGAGAAGCTTAAACCGTTCATGCAGCATCTTGCGTGTTAGATCGTATCCTGCCACAGCCTTGAAGATTTCAGCAAAGGCCAGCATATCTTCAGATGACCAGGTCTTCCTGTTTGTCATGGCGCTGACAGCTTCCAGCATATCCTGGATAGAGCGTTCCAGTTGGTCTGGCACATCAGCGCCTTCCACCTGGTCAAGTCTATAGGCGACTAATTTCGCCAATTCAGGTTCTGATAGTGAACGCTTTCGCCAGCGTTGGATGGTTCGTTTGCCCACGCCAAACTTCGTGGCCGACGATTCATCACCATGAAAGGCAGCCCACAGAATGCAGTCTGCCATCATCTCGAGTTTTTTGCTGGCAACAACAGCCTGCGCCTGGCCTGGTTTAGCCATGGAACAGGTATCCTGAAACGCTATCAACCAGAAATACAACCATCAGTGCCAGTGACGCCACCCAGGTGATGCGCATGATGATTGCTTCAACCACCAGGCCACGCTTTATCATGGCATGTGTGAATTCGTGGAAGGCATAAGTTTTCCAGAATGCGAAGCATAGAATGATGCCATTGGCTAAAGTAAGCAAGAAGTGAATCATTGCAGTGTCCTCAATTCGTCACGCCTTGTGACGTAATTAACAAATAAATGTTCAAAAAGACTTGAAACTCTTTGGTTTATAGCCGATATAATAAAACACGTACTTTTTCAAACCATTCAACCAACCAACGACCATGAACACATCAATCCTTTATTCCCCGATTGAAGCAGCTGCTAACTGGGCAGCTATGACCTTCGAATCAATCACGTCTGATCTGAAGCAGGCGCAGAATGATCTTGAAGTCATCCAGACGCCAAACTTGATCAGGCAGGAACGTGCGCTGATGTGCTTGCGCGAATGCAAACGCGTTGGCATGCGGCCAGACCTGAAACTCACAGTTCATCCAGAACTGCCAGACGTTCTTGTTGGCAGCTGCTTCCACAACTGCGTGCTCGAATTGCCATTGAAGTCTTCACAGCCGCTGACCACTGCGCTGACCTGGGCTGAAGCGTGGGGATTTAACGTGATCAAACTGCCTAAAGCTGAAGCTTAAATTCTCCCGGTGGCTGGGGATGCGCCATCCTGTGCCGGTGACGTAATCCCCAGCAGCAGCTTTGTATTTAAGCACCAAACGCACATCAAACCATCCAACCAGTATCACAAATGTATTAAGGATGTCTTTATCAACCACAAAAAGCGAACCCCAGTCACCCGGTGCAAAGACCCAAGAAAGGACCTGCGAAGCGTGTGGGCGCAATTTTGAAGCAACGGTGGGTGTGCGTGGAAGGCCACAGGTTTACTGCACAAAGGGTGGTACATGCAAGCGTATCATGCAGCTGCTCAGTTGGTTGCAGGATTCGATGGTGGCAGAAGATTTCAAGCCCACCAAGGAGCGTGCACGGATGATACGCGCACAGCTTTGGCAAATGGGCAATGCAATCCACACACATGAAACACCAAAGAAACGATGACAAAAAACCTGACGCCAAGAAACAGGCTAGCTGAACAAGTCGAGGAACTGGCTGAACTATTGAAACGCTGGGATGATGCCTATGGCAGTGTCAAGACAAGCCTGTACTACAGGCTTAGATCCATCCTGGACCATAAACGTGAACAACTTGAAGGTGAGAAAAATGACTGACAAACCAGATGACACCTGGGCGCTTGATGAATCAGATGACCAGGCAGATAAAAAGTCAGAGCATGAACCAGTGCGCCACTGCATCCTTGCAACTGATGTGCTGTGGCTGGAAGGTTTGGCGAAGCAGATTGCAGAACCTGTGGCAGCTTGGTCCATAGACCAGGCTGAATACTTTGGCAGGCTGATAGATACAAGCGTTCTGAACGCTCTTGAAATCCTGCGCTTCATCCAATGGGTGAAGGCCGGACAACCATACACATACGACAAATTCAACCCTGAAGGTGAAGAAGATGGCGAATGATGACACAGAAGACCCACGTGACAAACTGTTGGCCACTGGACACACTCTGACCAACCACTGGTGTCCACACTGTGGCATCCAGAATGTGGTGCGCGTGCCAGATGAACTGATGCACCCAATACCGTGGTACACTCACCAGGATACGAGGACAAAGCGCGTTTTATCATCCACGCGCCTTTTCACTCACAGATGTGTGGAGTGCAGCCACATCTTCTGGCTGGCAGTCACGCAGTATTCTGGATATGAAAGGTTGACCGTTTAGGAATCCACCCATCACAGCCGATACAAGCCTATGAAATCAACCATTCACCAACAAGAAGAAAACATGCGTAAATCAATCCCGACACCAAACATGCAGAAGTGCCTTGATTACATGGGTGGTGGCACCCTGGTCTGGTTGCCTGGTGGTATCTGGACCAAAAAGGGGAACGATAGCCCACGGCACCCTGACACGCATTTCATATCTCGCACGATTCAAAGCATGCTGAAGCGTGGCCTGCTGGACGTGGTACACAATGACACAGGCTTCAGGAATGAAGTAAGGGCAGCGAACTGGTCCAGCAGCGCGCAGAACCCTGCGCCAAAGATCAACCATCCACTCACTTACACAATGCTGGCGTGCATGAATTACATGGGATCTAGCATCCTGGTGCGTTGGCATGGTGGCTTTTGGTCAAGGCGCGTGGAAAAGTCAAAGGTGGTATACGATCACCAAGGTAAGCCTGACTATAAAGTACCCGAGAAGTACTTCACCACAGGCACCATCCAGGCATTGATTGACAGAGATGTGGTGCAGGTGGTGGACGCCAGGCGTGGATTCCCGGAAGCCATCAAGGCCAAGTCCTGGTGGATCGCAAAGTTTCGCATCAACAACGCGTCATGGAATCCTTGATCCAGGCGCACATCCAAGAAAATCATGAGAGAACTTGACGACCAAAGCTTGATGGATGAATACCTGGAACTCAAAGGCCAGGTGGCAGAAGCGAGCGAACGTATGGACAAGATCAAGCCTGAACTCATCAGCGCCCTGTGGAGTGAGGAAAACCACTCCTATGACCACAAGGGATTCACGTTCGCCATCCAGGTGCGCAGGTCCTGGTTTTATTCAGCCAGCCTGATCAAGATGGACAATGAGTTGAAGGCGCTCCGCAAAGTCGAACAGGCCAATGGCACAGCTGAGATGGATGCTGCAAAATCCGTGTTGATCATCAAGTGACTTGAACCAATCAGGCAGCATCTGGCCTGTAGGATGACCAGATGCTGCCTGTGGCATGAGGAGATTGCGACACAAAATACACAACTATCACAGAACAGTTTCAATGAATGAATTTACACCAGTTGAACTGGTTCAAGAATGCAAGACCATTGCAGATGCATTTGGCCGCAGGTACGTGGCTAAGGCGCTGCACTGTACCGTGCAGGCTGTAGGCAAGGCACTTCAGGAAGATCCTGACAATCCGATGAAGTACTACGACCTTCGCGTGAAAATCATGGCCCTGGGTGGCTATGAACAACCAATCATCAAATTCACATTCACATTCATATAATACCCGAAATGAAAAAGACCATTCAAATCATCGTGGACATTATTGTTGCCATCACTAATCCACGCCAGGCATTCATTGCTTGGATCATCAATCGCCTTGGCCTTCTGAAATTTGCAGAACGCCTGGGTGAAGTTGAAATTTCATTTGCCTTGCATACAGATTTAGTCATCGACTTTATGCGAGATCAAAAACAGAAACACCGTGCGATAGAATTTCATCTAAAGCATTTTGAAAATACATTGAAACACCATTTGAGAAGGTCCGAATTGCTTTATCGACTTCTTGAAATCGAGTTCAATCCAGATGTTGGGTACGTATGGAACGCTGAAACTGATCACGTCCTGGCGCACAAGTCTCACTACTTCAAAAACCGTGGCATCCTTGATGTCCTGGGCAAAGTTGTTATTGATGTATTTTCGCTGGAAGCTGACCTGGCCGGTAGGGCCGAACGCGCAGCCGAATTCAAAGAAGATGTTGAAAAGCACTTGACCGGGATGAATAAATCACTGACCAACCAAGATGAACGCATCAATAACGCATTCACTTCGACTGGAAGAAATGCCACTGCGTTAAAGCAACAGCGCGTGTTGATTGATGAGATACATCCCAAAGGTCAGCGCGTGCCGGATTGGATCGAGCAAGCCTGTCAGTTGGTCAGGGGCATGGAATACGCCATGCAGTGGCAGCTGCCAGAGCATGGCAAGCCACAACACGTGGACGCCTGGAACAGTTCAGTGCTGAACTGGATGAACGCTGACATGGCCAACCTGGTGGACGCTGTGCAGCAGCTGGCTGATGCTGCAGGAATTGCATATTGCCCAGTCGATCCACCAGAACGTGAAACAATGGATCAAGCTTGAAACTAATTGGTTTCATATATTGACCTGTTACCATTCATTCAACCAACCAAGATCATGACCCGATCCATTGAAAAAGTCCTGCACGATTTCAGGCAACCCGTTCCGTATGATCTGTGCACCAATTCACCCAGGTTGATCAAGAAGAAATGGCAAGGCAAGTTCTGCACATTTTTGATCGGCACCAGCTGGGATGCCCTGGTGGAACTGGCAGACCAGTACGCACCTGGCTGGCAATACAAAATCATCACATCGCCAACGCGTCTGGATGGTGTGGTGTACACGGTCGCAAGTATCGAAGTGCCAGCGCTTGTGGATGATCAGCTTATATGGATCACGCGCCAGGCCACAGGCGCTGTGGAAGTTCTGACAGAAGACAAACCTGCCAAAGATGACAAACCCAAGCGTTTCGCTGGCCAGCTGCTGGAAGGCTTTGGCAACCCTGCAGCAAACAGCACCACAGGCGCACTCAAGAAGGCGTTCAAGCTGTTTGGCTTGGGCACCAGCTTCGCAGCGCCTGACATCTTCATGAAGGTGATCCTAAAGGGTGGTGGAATTGACTTCCCAAAGTACGACCCTGGCAAGGCATGCAGCCCGTGGCTGCCTGAAGGCAAGCAGGACCAGGTTCCAAAGTACGTGAAGGATGCCATGAGTGGCACCAGCTTTGATGCCAAGCCTGGCGTGGAACTGCCTGATGATGACCCTGGTGATCACGATACAGCGCCAGAAGAAACCACGGAAACCATCGAACCAGGCAACATGCGCGGCCTACTCATTGCGTGCGGCCTGGTCAATCCTGAACACGTCTCGCTAGTGTGGGATAGCCTTTCAGGTGAAGAAAGTCATGCCGCCTGGCTGCTGGCCATCCTTGATAAAGAATCTGCCAAGGTGTATGGTGTACTTGACGAACTCGTGCATGGTGCAATGGCCGATGGAACACCTGCCACGCGCCTGGCCTTCTTAAATGATGCACTGCATGAGAACAACAAATGGTCACTGAAGACGCGCAAGGAAGTGCGTGAAGCTGTGGCCAAGTGGCGCGAATTCTAAACACCAAACCATTCAACCAACATGTCAAACCTGCTCATTCCTGGCAGGCCGTGGCTTTTCCTTCCACGTCTTGCCAGGCTTGTTGGTGTCAGGGAAGCAATCATCCTGCAACAGCTGTATTGGATCATGCAGGACGCTGGCATCACGTCCATCACACTTGGTCATGAAGACTGGTGTGACCTGTTCGACTTCTTCAAGCCCCGCACCATGAGACGCCTGGTCGATTCACTGGTGGAACGCCAGCTGCTGACCAGGAAGCCCAGGGATGGTGCACGCTCAGTTTACCAGATCAATGTCCACACGTTATCCACACTCGCAGCGAACCCTGGCCAATCTGGACAACCACCCTGGCCAAATTGTCACACGAACCCTGGCCAATCTGGCCACTCTGACCTTCTTATTAAAGAGATATTAAAAAGAGATATATATCCTTTGTCTGGTGATGAATCGAAAAGTGAAGAAGTCCTGGAAGGCATGGGAGTTGAACAACTGCTGGTCACCTGGTGGAATGGCATCGCAAAGGATGCAGGCCTGATCATCGCACTTCCAGTCCATTCCTTGACCCCACATGTGAGCCGGGTGATTGAAGAAGGTATTCTTGACCGCCTGGCCGACTTGGCCAAAGCACTGCGCACGAACCCGTACTACTCTGGCGCAAATGATCTAAAGTGGGTGGCCACGCTTCAGTGGCTGCTGCGCAATGGCAAGTGGCAGCAGGTGTGCCAGATTGGCCAGGGTGCATCCATGAAGCCAGTCACTTTCAAGAAGGCAGTGGAACATTGCGAACAGAAGGGACACAGCACAAACAAGCCTGGCTGCCTATTCGATCACATCCCAGGGACGCAACTATGGCAGCTGAAACCATAGACCACCAACTACCATGGCACAATTTAAATTGGAACCCAACGAATTTTTTGCTGGCACCAAGGATCCAAACCAACTTGACCGATTACTGAAGCGCTTTTTGAACGCTGAACTCCTACGTGATGCCAATGATGAGTTTGTCACTGTTGATGTCTTCTTCGTTGTGCATTGCTTTGGATTTAAGCCAGTCACATTCTGGACCCTGTTTCAACAAAGTCATGCGTTCGTGCTTCTTCCAGAAAAGCCAAAATGATCAACCATGAAAAAGAAACCCCAACTCCAAAAAAATCAATTTCTGATTGCTTCACCAAACCCTGAAGCGCTAGATAAAACGCTCAATGGGCTTGGTGCAGCATTGCTTCAAGACGGAAACCAAAACTATGTGACGCATGGCAAATGGTATGTGGTGCACTGCCTGGGTGATCCAGACTTTGTGTACTGGGCTTGTGAAAAACAAGGCTATGGCAACCTGCCACCTGAAGGTGATGAGTGCGCACCGTTGCGTACCTAAGTGTAAATCTGCTGGAATTGGCATTATGAAAAGAAAAGACAGAACAAACTGGAAGATGTGGATTGCGCAAAATCCATCCAGGGTGTCACACTCGAGAAAGCAGGCGCAATCACTTGGGCAATGCACGTGCTGTGGTGGTCCATTTTCGGTGCCACTTCGTGTTCCAGGAAGGGTGGTGGCACATCTATCCATCGCAGGCGTTGGCCCGTCCTTGAATGCGTATTACGCTGGCTTACACTGGACACAGCGCCAAAAGGTGACTGACAGCTGGCATGATGCTGTGGCCACGTATGTCATGGATCATGAGTTGGATCCAATACTGATTCGCACCAGGTGCGTCTTCATCTTGGAGCATGGACCAGGTCAAAAGCTTATGGACAGCATCAACCTGGCCGTGACGTGCAAAATGATGGAAGATGGCCTGGTTTCTGTGGGTATACTTCAGGCAGACACACCCAGCTGGGTACAAAGTCACCAGCTTGTGGGTATACGTGGAAACCGGACAGTTTCACACTTGATTTATGTGGCAGTATGAAGATCCCGCAGTGCCTGACCATCTACGTCTTGTGTTCAATGATTTGTGCTTTGTGGTTGGCCAGGAATTTTAGAGTATTATTCGATGATTCCGATGTCACAATCAGAGAAGATCAGCAGCCTACATTCCAGAATAGGCAAAGAAACCGCATGCAGGAAGTGTGGGGAAAGGATCGTGTTTGTCAGATTGAAAAAGAAGAATTCTGATGACCCTGATGAGAAGCAAAGTTTCATGCCCTGTAATGCTACCCTGTATCGTGGCGATGAAAAAGCCACCCTGGTAACTGGTCTGGGTGAAGTCAAGGTCAAAGCAAATTCATTGACCTTTGGAAGGATACCACATTGGGCAACATGTAGCCGTGCCCAGGATTTCAGAACATAACAGAAACGCCAGGCATTAAGCAATTCCTTCTGCCTGGCGTTCTGTACGCTTGCCACCCACTAAAGGCAGCCGGTCAGCAATATACAATCTACCTGAAGAAACGCCTAAAGGTGCACCAGCTGGTGACCAAGGACACAGCCGCGAAGATGTAGAACAAGTTCTGCAGGTCTGGAATGAGTGTGGGGATGTGGTCTGGTGACATGACGCTGGCCGATTTAGATGTTTGATGTGCTCTATGTATCGGCCAGCGCCTGATGAACTTAAATAAGAAGGGCCAGACACCCGTGCCGAACACGGATCTGACCCTTTAAACCATTCAATCCAACAACCATGAATGAATCATGAGAAGTGGATAGCTGCCAGGCACCACCCGTAGCAGCTGACATAATTTACACATTGCTTATACAGAAGTTCAAGCTGTGATGTGTTCCAGTTCCTTGATACGGCCACGTAAAAGCCAGATTTGTTCCTTCTTGTCATTTTCATTCGTGGCCAGATCATCCTTTGCACCATCAACCCACAGCTGTAGGTCTTCTGACAGCAGCTTCAGGCGTTGGCGCAGTGTGCTCAGTTCCTTTTGATTCATATCACTTGATGTTTTCTTCTACCCATTGACGTGCAAATGCAGCTGCGCCTGCCAGCCTGGACTGCTGCGTTTCTTTGCTCAGATCCAAACCGCTTCCAAGGTACCCAGGTGGCGAAAGCACATCAAGCTTGAATTCCTTGAAGAACTTGTTGCCAGGTTCTCTGGCCAGCTGGTTGCGCCGATCAAATGCCACCAGGTCATTTTGAAAGATTTCATCCAGCATCCAGGTGATGGTGGCTTCAGCAACATCAGCCAAGTCACGTGGCGATTTTTGCCGAAGCACATGCGTGGTGGGTTCAGTCGTTATGATCACGATGCGTTCCAGCGTTTCACGGTACTGCTTGATGCCCCAGCCCAGTGGGGTGATGTCACGAACACCACCGTCAACCCATAGGCCACCATCATATTCCAGTGGCTGGAAGATCATAGGCATAGCACTGCTGGCGTACATATCCCTCCACACATCCTTGCCTTGGTTTGTCTTATAGCTGACACCACCTGTGCGAAGATCCACCCGGCTGGTGTTTAAAGGCATCTTAAATTGCCAGTCACGATCTATAACAAAACCCTTGATCAACTTCTGCAGTGGCCTTGCATCATACGCTGAAAGGAATGCACGGCGCACACCAGCCTTGTGCAAAAGGAAGTTGAACCCCAGTCTGATTGGCTTGCGTTTCTTATAGACGTGTTTTTGTCTCATGCCAGTCCATAACTGGTCACCTTTTTCATGCTGGCCAGTTGCCACCAGGAATCCATTCAACGCACCAACACTGGTGCCAACGACAGCATCAAACTGGATGTGCGGCTGCAATTCGCGGAACACACGCCATTGCCAGATGCCTTTGCTGCCGCCACCAGACAGGACCAGTAGCGTTTTCACGTCTGCCATAGATCAGCCCCCAAAGAGTTTCATGAACAGTGCGACCAAGCCACCAGCACCAATGCCAGCACTGCCAGCCATTGTGGCCACCCTCATATTCATTTTTTGCGTGACTGTTTCAACGTTGGCCATCCGTTGCTTGATGTCAGCGCCATCGAGTTCAGCCAACTTGATGGCAATTTCTTGCTGCCTTTCTTCAAGACCACTGATACGTTCATCAAAGTTTCTGGCGTTCATATGGATCAATTCTTGTTTGATTCCATCGACGTTCACAACCAATGCCGCAAGCTGTTTGGCCTGCTGTTGCAGTTGGCCCAAAACAAGATCCAATTCTGTTGCCATAATACTTCCCTGGCTTGACACGTTACGGATTATTCACAACCTAACTCAATGGCTGTGATAGAAGGTTGATGTTTCCAGAGCCACCCGCCACCCCCAAAAGCCTGGTGAAGTCACCAGATGCCAGTGGCAGCTGCGCATCTGTTTTGTCAGTGCTGAACCATCCAAGGCCACCCGAGTCTGCTGTATAGATCCTGCGCCTGTTGTCATGTATGATCATGTCATGATCTGTTAGTGACAATGGAGCACTACCCAGGTCAATCACTGTGGTGACGCCTGAAAAATCCAATTCAGCACGCTTGATGACATTGCCATCATTAAAATACCACTTTGAATCCCACTGTGACCACTGAAGTGATCTGGTACCCAGCGCATCAACGGGAAGTCCTGTAGGAATGAAGGCTGGTTCAGACGCCGAAACATACAAGCATGAAGACGTGTGAACGGGCTTTGTGCCCTCGCCACTGCTGATGTAAAGGCGCACCCTATCTGGACCGATTGCAAGACCACCAATGATCTTCAACATGATGTCGAATTCATTATTGCATGTGATCCAGTCCGTGTCAGGGCTTCCAGTTCTTGTCAATCTTTGAATGGCAGGATTGAAGCCACCAGCATGGCCATGTGCAATGATCAGCCGCTGGCTGACAGGATCCCAATGCTGACCAGGTGAAGTCTGCGAAGTGAATGGACCACTGAATCCCTGGAAGATTGAAA